CTGCAGATCGACGAGATCGGATCCAACCTGATCAAGGAGACCGAGCTGCTGACCCTGTTCCTGGAGCTTTACGACCAGGGCCTGGTCAAGCAGAAGCTGATCAAGAACACGTCCGACCAGGAACGGGCCGAAGAGCGGGAAGGCAGGACGCCGACCAACATGCTGCTGTTTGGCACGCCCGCCAAGCTGTTCGACGGATCGGCCACCGAGGAAGAGTTCTACTCATTTCTCGAGACCGGTTATGCGCGGCGTTGCCTGTTCGGCTACGGCGATCACAGAAACCGCTCGAATAAGGACCAGACGGCCGAGGAGATCTTCCTCTCGCTCACCCAGCCGAAGAATGAAGCGCTCGTCGACAAGTGGCAGCGTCATTTCTACACGCTGGCCGATCCTGCCGTTCACGGCTGGAAGATGGAGGTCCCCGAGTCCGTCTCGATCGCCCTACTGGCCTATCGCCTCGAATGCGAGAAGGCATCCGAACGGATGTCCGATCACGAGGAGATCAAGAAGGCCGAGCTGAACCACCGCTACTCCAAGGCCATCAAGCTGGCCGGCGCCTATGCGTTCATCGACGGATCCACCGAGGTCCTGATGGAGCATCTGAACTCGGCCATCAAGCTGGTCGAGGAGTCGGGCGCTGCTTTCCAGACGATCCTCAGCCGCGAGAAGACCTACGTGAAGCTGGCCAAGTACATCGTCGGCGTCGGCACGGAAGTGACCCATACCGATCTTCACGAAGCCCTGCCCTTCTACAAGTCCAACAAGCAGGCCCGTGACGAGATGATGACCCTGGCGACAGCCTGGGGCTACAAGAAGCACATCATCATCAAGAAGACGTTTGCCGACGGCATCGAGCTCTTCAAGGGCGAGACGTTGCAGGAGACCGATCTCGACAAGATCCTGGTCTCTTACTCGAACCATTGGGCCTACAACTACCTGCCCGAGGAAGTCCCGTTTGACAAGCTCTCGATGCTGACCCAGACGGCCGACTATCACTGGGCGAACCACCACTTCAAGGCCGGTCACCGCGCCGAGGAGAACGTGCTCGCCGGCTTCAACATGATCGCCATCGACGTGGACGGCGGAACGACCCTGCAGGCGGCTCACGAGCTGCTGAAGGATTACAAGTTCCTGACCTACACGACGAAGCGTCACACCGAGGAAGAGAACCGGTTCCGGCTCATCATGCCGACCAACTACCGGCTCGATCTCGATAGCGACGAATACAAGGAGTTCATGAACAACGTCATGGCCTGGTTGCCATTCGCGACCGACGAGTCGGCCAACCAGCGATCCAAGAAGTGGGAGAGCTTTGCCGGTGGCGAGTTCCACTACAACCTGGATGGCGAGGTCCTCGACGTTCTGCCGTTCATTCCCAAGACCAGCCGGAATGAGGCCTACAAGCAGAGCAACAAGGACCTGGGCTCGCTCGACAATCTGGAGCGTTGGTTCGCCACCAGGATCGCCGACGGCAACCGCAACAACCAGATGATCAAGTACGCACTGTGCCTGGTCGATGCTGGTTGGGACCTGCCCACGGTTCGGGACCAGGTGAAGGCGTTCAACAAGAAACTGTCGAACGGCCTGACCCAGGCAGAGATCGACGGCACCATCATGGTCACCGTCGCCAAGCGATACCAGGAAGCGGCCTGAGAAATCAGGCCCCTTTCTCGGGTTCGATTATCGCCAATAATAAGCAACTAAATCGAGGATAATATGGCTGAACAGAACGACCAGCTGGTGCTGGTGTCGGGCTTCTCCGGCACCGGCAAGAGCGCCAGTCTGCGCAACATCCGGAACCAGGAACGCTGGCTCTACAACGGTACGGAGGCCGGCAAGAGATTGCCGTTCCAGAACAAGTTCATCAACAAGCGCATCGCCGACCCCTATGAGGTGCTCGAATACTTCGACCAGGCGATCGCCAACAAGGACAAGCTCGACGGCATCATCGTCGATTCGGTCACGTTCCTGATGGATATGTACGAGTCGAAATACGTGCTCGGTTCCAGCGACACCCAGAAGGCCTGGGGCAATTTTGCCCAATACTTCAAGGAGTTGATGCAGGACAAAGTCGTCCTGTGGGGCAAGCCGACGATCATCACCGCCCACTTGCTCGATAAGCTCGACACGGTGAAGCACGAGATGAAGACCGAGGTCCCGATCAAGGGTGCGCTCAAGAACCAGGGCATCGAGGCCTACTTCTCGACGGTCGTGTCGACCAAGCGAGTGACCCTGTTGGAGCTGGAAAAATACGGCTCCGACTTGCTCACCATCACGGATGAGGACCGGGACGTCGGCTTCAAGCACGTCTTCCAGACCCGCATCACCAAGGAAACCACCGGGGAACGCATCCGTGCGCCGATGGGGATGTTCACTCGTGAACAGACCTACATCGACAACGACTGCCAGCTTCTCCTGGATCACCTGACCAAGTTCTACGCCGGCTGATCCAGGCGAAAAGACCACCTACCACCCACAGCATCATCGAAAAGGAAAAACGATGTCTCTCTTTGGAAATCTCAGCAACGACGGCATGGAAGAAGCCCAGGATCGCCTTGGCGGCTTCCGCGTCCTCGAATCCGGCCCGTATCTCGGCACGATCAAGGCCATGTATGCCGGGGTCGCGGCCAACTCGAAAGCCCAGAACGTCACCATCATCTTCGCCCCGGACAATGGCGACCCGGAATACCGCGAGACCGTCTATGTCACCAACAAGGTCGGCGAGAACTTCTACACCAAGGACGGCAAGAAGTACCCGCTGCCTGGCTTCACCACGATCGACGACATCTGCCAGATGACCACCGGCAAGCCGCTTTCGGCGCAGACGGCCGAGGACAAGGTCATGAACATCTATGACCCGGACCAGAAGAAGGAACTCCCGAAGACGGTCCCGATGCTCGTCGAGCCGCTGGGCAAGAAGATCACGCTCGGCATCCTCAAGAAGCTGGTCAACAAGCAGGTCAAGAACGCCGCCAACGTCTACGAGGACACGGCCGAGAGCCGCGAGGAAAACTCGATCGACAAGGTGTTCCACCACCCGTCGAACCTGACCATGGTCGAGGCCAAGAACAAGCAGCAGGAGCCGAAGTTCTACGGCTCGTGGGTCGAGGTCAACAAGGGCAAGACCCAGGACCGCCGCTCGATCAAGGACGGCCAGTCGGCCCAGAACGGTCGCTCGGGACGTCCCGGCGCCCCGCCGAAGGCCGGCGACACCGCGCCCAAGACCAGCTCGCTGTTCGCCTAAGAGCATCGTAGGAGCGATCTGAGATGCTCATCCCCGTCCTCGGCATGGACCCATCACTCCTCAACTGGGGCCTTGCCGAGGCCAACCTCTGCTTGAAGTCAGGCGTGCTCTCGACCCCGCATCTCATTCTGGTTCAACCGAGTGATTTGCAGGGCAAGCAGATCCGCGTGAATTCAAACGACTTGCACCGCTCTGAGCAGCTCGCTCAGGCGGTGTTCGCCGCCGCACGTCGAGCCAAGGTCATCTTCGTCGAGGTGCCGGTTGGTTCCCAATCCGCCAGGGCGATGGCCAGCTACGGCATCTGTGTCGGGATCCTGGGAGCCTTGCGCTCCGAAGGGATGCAGATAATCGAGGTGACGGCCGGGGAAACGAAGAAAATATTTACTGGGGACAAGAATGCCCCCAAGCGGAAAATGATCGAAAAGGCCTTCGAGTTTTACCCTAATGCCAATTTCCCGGTGCATCAGGGCAAGATTCCGGATAAGGCTGAACACCTGGCTGACGCCATTGCTACCATCCACTCGGGCGTGCGAACGCCCATGTTCCAGAATTTGATCCGACTCTTTCAAGAGGTTTAAATGAAAATCATCCTGACCCATGCCGAGATCCAGGAAGCGATCCGCTCCTCGGTTCTCTCGCAGATCTCGGTTCGCGAGGACCAGCAGATCTCCATCTCGTTTGGCGCCGGCCACGAGTTCGACGCCACCATCAACATCGACAAGGCCTCTGACGGCAGCAATGGCCCGTCCGGCGGGAACCAGGGCAACGAAGCCCCCAAGACCGCCGCTCCCCGCGGCAAGAGGGCTGCAGCCGCTGCTGCGACCGTGAAGGCCGATATCCAGGAGGACGAACTCCAGGCCAAGGAAGAAGCCAAGACCGAAGGCCAGACGGTGCCCTGGGA